GTCACCGTAGTCAGAAGACGAGAACTGCCAAATCTTCCATGGGTGCATGTCTGTGATGTCTTCGCCTGATGGCAAGCGAGAAATGTTGACACCAACCTGTGGGCCAGAGGAGATACCCATGTTGTTTGCCAACGCACGGCCAGACGCATTCACCATTGCCTGCGCATCACGGCACAAGTCAGTCACGCCTTTACCGTCAACAGAACCGGGCAGGTTCTCGTAGCTTGTGAGGTAATACGGTACACGGCCCAGAGGGTCATAGTTCAACACGGCCCGGATCACGGTGCTACCAATCAACCACACCTCGCAAGGGTAACTCAACGCTGGATCAGGAATTTCTTTCTTAGTCAGGCCCCACTCGAGGAGCAAGCTGCCCTTAACAGAATCCCACAACTGAATTGCGTCAATCAAGTCACCGGAAATAATTGCCTCGGTAACGTACTTGCCTTCGGCTTGCGCTTTGGATGCATCAGTCCACAGCCACTCTTTCATGCCCGATGTCTCAAAGTCGTTGAGCACTGTACGAATAGCGTCGTTGTTGTAACCGGGCACATCGATCAGGGCTTGCAAGTCGTCAGCCGTCATGCGGTGGCGCTCGATCACATAACCATCGCCCAAGTTCCAAGACCACGGAGCCCAATAAATCATGAATGGGTCAACCCGTTCCCACTCGTTACGAATCTCTTCAACGGGAACCAACTCACCGTTCTGCCATTTCAGGGTCTTGCGTTTACGCTTGATCGGGCCCTTAAGCACAGCATATGGGAATGTAACGATGTCATCTAAAAACTCGTTGAACGCTTTGTGCCAGCCGCCTTCTTGCAACTGGTCTTCCATCTTACGTTCCATGCGGTTGATACGATCTTCAGACAACTCGCGCAGTTCACGATCTGCTTCGTCCTTCATTGACGCCGCCATTGTGCGCAACTCTGCTGGACTGGGTTGTGCTCCGCCTTGCTGCAAGTGAACCATCAACTCGTTGGCCAGTCGGGCTTGCAACTCTTGCAAAATTTCTGGGGGCATGTCAGGGTTTGGTGTTCCTGAGATTGACCATGGCTTGTCGTTGCCTGTACCCAACAACGTATCACGCAACCAGCTTGTCGCGGCGCGGCACTTGACTGAGGTCAGGTTTATGTAGATGGTTGAGCCACCCTGCTCGTTGATCTCTTGCAGTTTCTCAGGATCGTACTCGCCGTTACGCTGACGCATACACATGAGCATGCGCTCTTCAAGTTTACGTTTCGCTATACGTGAGCTATCCCAACGTGTGCGGACATGCGCAGCCAATCCCTGAATCACGGGTTGATTCTGCATAGCGTCACTGCGCCTTTTTGACTCCGCCTCAAGGTCACTTGCGCGGGCAACTGGAATGAGAGCAATACCTGTGGCCATCAGTCGTCCTTAAATAGTTACCGCATTGTACGCCGCCTTGTCAAGCGGTCAAGTGTATGCGTATTTTACTTTCTTGATTTCTTTTTTACCCGATCCCAAAGCAGAACCGCGCAAATTCATATCCATTACGGAGTCCGCATACTGGTTTGCATCGTGCACGTGAGAAAACTCATTCTTGTCCGGACGGTCTTCCATCTCGCCGTTCTTTTTAATTTTGTAGCGGTACCCGTATCTAAACCCCTTGATGAGCGACGTGCATGCCGGGTCAATGAGGTACAACGCCTTACCTTCCAGCTGTTGCATGAGCAAGCGCTCTACCGCTTGAATCCTAAGTTCCGGTTTGTTTGTCGGCGGCCGAACGCACTTAAACCCCGCGTCTTTTAAAACATCTACGAGCGACATTTCATTCTGCTGCTGCTTGGCGTAGCCGGCTGGGTCTGGCGCGACGAGGAACGTACACCCCTGCAAGTGATTCGCAATGTGTGGGTTCAGCTTTGTCCGAATAAAAGTTTCTATACCCATGTTTTCTGAGACCAACTCTCCCAACGTCACGACGCGCCCGCGAGGGTCACGCTGCTTAAACACAGCTGCCGGAGTGCGACCAAAATCCAGTCCAATAATGATCGGATAGTCGGAACCACGAATCGGCTTAATGGAATCCTTGGCCACATGGAAATCTGCAGTGAACGTTTTTTCGTACACGGGGGTTCCAGATAACGACCTACCGTACTCCGAGCGCAGGTACACACGCAACCAATCTTCGGTCTTACCCGGGATCAAGTTGGGGTAGTACTGTTTGGGCAAGTGGTTGTAGTTATCGGTCTCTGGGTTAACGCACCATTCTTCGCCGTCTTTATCCAACAAAATTTCTTCAGGCTCTTCGCCAAATCGTTCTGTGTATACAAGCGGTTTTAAAATTGCAGCGGGCTGTTTGTAGATACTCCAGTTGCTGGGTGGCTCTTCCATTTTGTTATGCCACCACGTATCTTCGTCCGGCATGTTGGTATCGAACAGCGCACACGAGCGCGTAGGCCCGCCGTCTTTCATTGACGGATATCGGTTCAGACGACCTAACAGTCCATCCACAACGTCTTGGTGCAGTTCGCGGGATTCGTTTCCCCAGATAAATGTCGTCTCCAGTGACAGCGCTTTCCTCACGTCGTCCGGGGTATCGAGGGCAATGAACAACCATTCGGATTCAACTGTCGTGCCATCGGCTAATTTAGCCATCAAGATAAAAGTTTTTTCTACAGCCTTCCAGATACCGGCCTCCCCGGGCGGCAACCAGTCGAAGACTGTCTTTCGTGTCGTCAGGGCCAGTTGGTCAGCCGTGTTACGCACAATCACCGCCCGGGTCTTCCTGATTTTTTTAGCGTTAGGAGCCTGCCCCATCGCCAGTCTAACCAATTCATGTACACACGTCACTGATTTTCCACCGCCGACTGGGCCTGCCAGAACTCGAACGTAATTTTTGTCCAACATGAACTCTCGCTGCGTCGCCGTCGGTTTGTAAACGCTCATTTAATTTCCTTGGTTTCTACATCCAGTGTAACGGGTTGCATTACTGGCTGGTTACTCAGGCTCATGGTGTGGCCTCCGCCCAAATCAATCGAGAGTGTAAACGACGGCCCAGTATTTTGAACTTTTTCCTCTTTAGGTTCTAAACCGCCAGCTTTGATAAGCGTTTTAAGTACTTCGTGCTTCTGACTGAGCGTAGCTTCGCTGCTTGCTGCACTGACATACACCTGATTGAGCAAGTCTGCGGCCATCCATGTAGCTTTTGCCTTGAAAGTCACGCCATTCTTTTCAAACTCTGAACGTTTGACGGCTACTTGCAGCTGAAACCAAGTTTGTTTCTCCAGAGCTTGGTATTGTTCGACGCTAAAACCGTGGCGGGCAGCCACAATCAGGTCATCTTCCATGCCAAGAGCTATGGATGCAACCATTTCATCGCTGATACTGGGAAAAGATACAGTTTTTTTGTCGTAATCAGCAGGAATTTCTTCAATTTCAGGGTCAAGCTGGGACATTTTCGGCCTCCGCACGGGCTTTTTCATGCTTTTCTAGGGCTTGATGGTACTTTTCCACGGCAACTCTGACCACATCCGCAGAGGAAACACCGCGTTTTTTAGCCAGTTTTTGGGTTTTTTCCAGTAAATCTACGGGTAAAAATAAGTTCCAGCGCTTCATTTCTGTGCTCATTTTGGGCTCCTTGAGGTGTGTATACGCACATTGTACAGCTTTTTTTATTTTTTGTATGTATACGCACGGTGTGTATGTACTTTATTTTTTAGCCTGCTGTAAGACTAAGTCGTAAGCAGCCGGGCGGGCGGTGGGGGCGGTGGGTGTCCTGTGGGGGGTAGTAGCGGTTCGACCTATGGTGTAGGGGATGGTCATGCAGTAGCGGTCAGACCTACAGTGGAAGGACTAGCATCCTGCGAGTAACGCGAACAGCTAGGTGTCAGGTAGGTGTAATCCCACAAGCCAACGGGTCGAGGGGTGTAGCTGAGGGCACATGGATAGTCACACGCCAACATGTAATGGTGGGCTGGGTGTCATGCCATAACCATCTCAGATGGAGTAAATGTAGGGGTTATCCCTACGCCAAAGGTTTCAGTACCAAGGTGCATAACGGGGTTTTTTGAGGTGTCCCCGTCAAAAGGCATTGTCTTTTGATAATCACTGAGCGCCTAACAATAGGGGGCGCGAATACCCTAAAGCCCCAAGGGGGCTTGAATGTAGGTTCACATCGAGTCTACATCAAAGCTCAATCAATCAACCACTAAGGAAAATTTATCATGGAAAAAGCTCAAGTACTCAAAAACATCGGTTCTATCGGTCGTGCGTCAGCCAAGCTGACTAAGGACATTCAAGCCACAGCCGTGGGTTGCGTAGAACACGCGGTATTGCATGGCGATGTAACTCTCGCTGACCAACTCGTCGATGCACTCGGCAAAGGTTTGCGTAAAGCCTCGTTGCGTGCATGGTTCGAGAAAAACGCACCGATGTTCATTGCCAAAGGCAAAGACAAGTTCTCATTTGATCCAACTCGTAAGGGTGTATGGGATGCAGAACGCGAAGCATCATTGTTGGCTCTACCTTGGGAGGAAGCCAAGCCCGAAGAAAAAGTTGTCTCTATCTTCGATGTGTCAGAGTCATTCGACAAGTTCATGAAGCGCGTCGAGTCAATGTCCAAGGATGCCGAAGTCACTTTGCGTAATCGTGAAATGATTGACTTCCTTGTACACGCAAGTGCGTCATACCACGAGGCTCTCGCCAAGCAGGTTCGCATCGACACCCCAGCCGCGTAAACAGGTCGTAGCCTGAAGCCCATCGAGTGTGGGCTTTGGATTATCACTTGGAGGTAATCATGAAAGTTCATCTAGTCCAGTCAGGCACAATGGCAAAGTTGCACACCACGCAACCGATACCTAAGCCTATTCCGCTTTACACGCCAATGCGTTCGGGTGTAATGACTCGTAACCCCTCAAAGAATCCAATGCATCGAGTGTGTGAGACATTCCGTGTGTATGGTGTCAATGCCAATCCATTCAAATCAGGCACGACAGGCGGGCATGGCGAGGTCGTTCAGCGTCGCAACACTTGTGTGTATACACACGCTGATTGTATTTATCCAAGCGTCAATTTGGATTAATCGTTTGGATTAATCGTTTTCCCATACAAATCAAGGAGTTAAGCCTTCTATTTATCCATTTATCCAATTATCCAAAGAATATGAACGAGTTAAGAAATACAAAAAGTTCATGTGACTACGTGTGTATAGAGCGCAACATCACAACACGCAAAAAGCCGTCTGGCGTTTTTGAACTTGGATAATTCAAGCAGGGTAAACCCTATACGCACGTCACAGCCCAGTATTCATGCGGCTTTCAAGACATACACACGTAAAATTCAATTAATCCAAGCCCTAAATTTTTGGATTATTCACCCCATCCATTTTGGATAATTCAACATACACACAATGTATGTATACACATAAGGAAGCATCATGTTCACCATCACTTGTTATCACAAGGGCAACATACACACGTTCAAGTTCGATGACATTCGGCTCGCTCGAATCCAATGGAATTATTTGAATGACCATGGTGTCACGCCCACAACCCCATATCCAACATACGCATAAGGAAGCATCATGGCTCAAGTTCTTTACTGCATAGGGTTTACCCTATCATTTTGCCTTTCGTTGTTCTTTGGTATGAACGACACATCCACATACACACAACAAGCGTGCCTAGTATTTGCAGGGTTCATGCTTGGTGGTATTGCCGTCATGATCTTGGAGGAACTATGAACGACATAAAAGAATGCATCGATTGTGGCGAAGAATTCCCAATCGAGAGATACCAAGCTTTCTGTTTCTGGTGCGAGCATGACAGAGAACATAGCGCCAAGGTTGTTAGAGATTCATGGTGTGTCGTGCAAGAGTACGGCAAGGGTAACTACCAACTCGTCACGCCACAAAGCGCCAAGACCACACTGAGACAGACTAACCAGAAAGAGCTACGCACATGAGCGGGTTACTTCAAGATGAGGCCGAGGGCTACGAATGTCAGCGGCTAAGTAGATGGTTTGCAAGCAGGATAGATGCTCGCGAGGTTGTTCGTAAATATCACACAAGGAATCAAAATGAAACCAATAGTCCAATACAAAACTTACTCAGACCCAGTGATGTGCCTGTTGTTCGACAGCTTGGGTAAACCCTTTTGGTGTGCAAGGCTGGAGGTGGTCAATCACCCGCTCATTGGCAACGGCAACATACGCACCAGTGAAATCGTTAGCTTCAACCCGCAGGGTGGAGTCATCGAGACACGCAACACAATCTACGTGCCCGAGCAATGAAGCACCGAAACGAGATACACCTACACCATTTGGTAGAGAAGTATCAAGCCAAGTCAGCTACGTGGGAATACGTAGAGGACACCGAGCACGTAACCCGAGGCGTGATGCATTGGGTAGTCACGTTGTATGACGCAAAGCTACCAATCTATGAACGTGGGTGGATACGTAGAACACACGTCATGTCATTAGCTACTGGCTGTCACTTAAACACAGATGAGTACGTCACTCGTCTTGTCATTCAGAAACTGGAGGATTAATCATGAAAGTCCGTAAGAACAAACACAAGATACTAGATCGCATGGCTAACCCGCCATTCGGTGCAAACGATGACAAGATGTGGTTCATTAATAAAGTGAAGCCATGCAAATCGTACAGCCCTTG